GAAGTTCGCCTTGCCTCATTTACCGCCATTCCACTGAGCTTTTACACAAACAACACCGAACGCGCCCGTATCGACACCAGCGGTAACTTGGGCTTGGGGGTTACTCCAAGTTTTAAATTAGACATTAGTGGTAGTGGATCAACTGCAAAGTTCAACACACTTGATACTCACGATGCTGGTGCATCTCTTAGCACATGGATGAAAGTTGGTAGACGGGCTGGTACTGGTGCAAATGCTTATATCAATACATTGCATAGCGGCTCTGATGCCGTTAGCGCATTGACGTTTGCGTTTGGAACAACTAGTACTGGCACAGAGGTAATGCGCCTTGACTCCAGTGGTGACTTGACCATTTCAAACGGCAACCTCATCGTTGGCACTGCTGGCAAAGGCATTGACTTTTCTGCTACCGCATCCGGCTCCGGCACGATGACCAGCGAGTTGCTGGCTGATTATGAGGAGGGGACTTGGACGCCGATTGATGCAAGTAGTAGTGCTTTAACATTTACAAGTGTTAGTGCATACTACACAAAAGTAGGTAACATGGTATTTGCTACCTTTCAACTAATATATCCAGCCTCGTCAAGTTCTGCTACCAATATAATTGGTGGATTACCATTTACAACCGCAACTGGCGATGCTATGAACGGATTTCATGTTTCATATACTAGTTATACGCCCGGTCTAATGGCTCCGTTAGATGCTAATGCAACAACTTTCACACTGTACGATACAACCACCACTAATAGCATAAATAATGGTGCATTACTTAGTAAATTGATTCGTGGTACTTGTATTTATAAGGCGGCTTAATTTAAATTAACTAGCATGGATTTGCTAGTCGGACACTTAACCTAAAAGGAAAATCATGTCACTCGAAAAAGTAATCTCTGTCGATCTCATTGAAGTGATTGAAAGCGGCGCAGTGCAAGTACGCACTAAGACCGCCATCATGGAAGATGGCAAACAGATCAGCGGCACGTTCCATCGTCACGTTGTCTCCCCCGGCGCTGACTACAGCAACGAGGATGCCCGTGTCAAGGCTATCTGTGCAGCAACGCACACAGCGGATGTGGTTGCGGCATATCAAGCAGCACAAGCAGAAAGGGCAACAGCATGACCCTAGAACTCGATGTAAACGAAATCAACTTCGTCCTCCAGACGCTGGGGCAGTTGCCATCAAGCAGCGGATGCTGGCCGCTGATCGTCAAGATCAAAGAGCAAGCCGAAACGCAAGTCAAGCCCAATGAAGCCAGCACCTAAACCGATATTGTGGTTCCTGCAAGCCAGCAACTCGCTTGCTATCACGATGCCGTGGAAGACTGTCTACTGCCGACCCGGACAGGAGAACAACTACCCACTCGCCGCTCACGAGGCAGTCCATGTGGCACAGATAGAGCGGGACGGGGCTATCAAGTGGACGATCAAGATACTGTACTACCTGATGCGCTATGGCTACCTAAAAAGCCCCTACGAGATTGAAGCAAGAACGAAAGTGGGATATTAAGATGACCGAGCCAATCGCCGAGCGCCGAGCAGAACGCTGGCACTTGAAAAAGGAAATCCAGCTAACCCATGTCATCAGCACGCTGATACTGGTAGGCGCAGTGCTGGCTTACGTCAGCAAGATTGAGCAGCGGCTGACCATCGTCGAGACTCAACTGATGGCCCAGCGAGATGCAACGGTATTGCAACGAGCGCAGCTTGAGAAGATGGATGCCAAATTGGACAGGTTGATTGAGCGAGGCAGCAAGTGAATGGACTTCTTCGACATTCTCAGCAAGGCATGGCCCATACTGCTGGCAATCATCACGCTGATTATTGTCCTGGCAAAACTCGACTTGCGGGTAGCAGTGCTGGAGGAGAAGATCAAAACTCTGTTTGAGATGTGGAACAAGAAATGACGCCAGAACTGCAAAAATACTATGACGACAGGTTTGACCTGTTTTCCAAGCCTGGCTGGGCCGACTTGATGGAGGATGTTGACAACGTGATCAATTCCATCAACAATCTGAGCAATGTCCAGGACGAGAAAGATTTACAATTCAAAAAGGGCGAATTGTCCATTTTGATTTGGTTGAAGAATCTAAAGCAAGTCAGCGAAAGAGCTTACGAGGATTTATGAACAGAATTTACGGATTTGTCTGTGAAAACGGACACAAGATTGATCGGTTTGTCAGTTATGAGCTGAAAACCGTTCAGTGTGAGTGTGGTGGGTTAGCCCACCGCGCTTTGCAAGCGCCAGCATTTCGGCTGGAAGGGTGGTCAGGTTCATTCCCGTCAGCGCACGGCAAGTTTGAAAAGAGCCACATGGATAAGCTGAAATCAGAGCAAAAAGCCAGCGCATAAGCAATATGCCGCGCTGTGTCCTACAACCTTAAAAGGCAGGAAAACATTATGTTAGTTGACCAGGAAAACGAGACGCTAGGTGAGTTGGAAGTTGAAGAAGGCAAAGCCAATGAGATTCCCGAGAAATATCGGTCAAAGTCTCTTGAAGAAGTTGTGCGGATGCACCAAGAGGCCGAAAGGTATATTGGCAAGCAGGCACAAGAAGTTGGCGAAGTCAGAAAACTTGCAGACGAACTGATTAAGCAGAACCTCGCTCCGAAGCAACAAACTGTTGAGGTCGAGCCAGAAGTAGACTTTTTTGAGAACCCGCAAAAGGCAGTCCAAAACACCATTGACAGGCATCCTGATGTTGTCAAAGCACGGCAAGCAGCCGTGGACTTCAACAAGATGCAGATGCAAGCAAAGCTGACGCAAGAACACCCTGATTTTGTCCAAGTGGCAAATGAGCAGCAATTTGTGGATTGGGTGAAGCAATCACCAGTTCGCCTGGGGCTGTATGCTAAAGCTGATGGTGAGTTTGATTTTGACAGCGCCAATGAGTTGCTGACCACCTTCAAGCAATTGAAGGGCGTCAGGGCCAGGCAAACTGATGAGTCCAGCCGACAAGTCAGGAGCCAGGCACTGAAAGCAGCAACCGTTGACACTGGTGGCACTGGCGAAAGCGGCAAAAGGGTTTACAGACGAGCAGACCTCATTCGATTGAAGATGACAGACCCCAATCGGTATGATGCCTTGAGTGATGAAATCATGCAGGCATACGCTGATGGGCGAGTGAAATAACCTTTTTTTTGGAGTTTTATCATGGCATTTCCCACCCCTGCGGTAACCGTCACAACGGCGGCAACCTTTATCCCCGAAATTTGGTCAGACGAAATTGTTGCGGCGTACAAGAAGAACCTAGTTCTTGCCAATGCCGTGATGAAGATGAGTTTCAAAGGCAAGAAAGGTGACACCGTTCACGTTCCTGCCCCGACTCGCGGTTCTGCGTCTGCCAAAGCTGCATCAACTGCTGTTACTCTGATTGCTGCAACTGAGACTGAAGTCACGATCAGTATCAACAAGCACTATGAGTACTCGCGCTTGATTGAGGACATTGTTGAGGCACAAGCACTGAACAGCCTGCGTAACTTCTACACCTCTGATGCTGGTTATGCACTTGCCAAGCAAGTGGATACCGATCTGGTGCAGTTGGGTCGCAGCTTCAACGGTGGTGCTGGCAACTCGACCTATGCAACTGGTTCGTTCATTGGCGGCGATGGCACTAGTGCCTATGTTGCTGCCAGCAACAACGAAACTGCATTGACCGATGTCGCCATTCGCCGGACCATTCAGCGCCTGGACGACAACGACACGCCGATGGACAATCGCTTTTTCCTTATCCCACCCTCCAGCCGTAACACGTTGATGGGCCTGTCTCGCTACACCGAGCAGGCATTTGTGGGCAACGGCAATGCGATTCGCAACGGCGAAATCGGGCAACTGTACGGCATCCCTGTTTACACCTCCAGCAACTGCGATACCACCAGTGGTTCAGCAGCCGCCCGAGTGTGTCTGATGGGCCACCGTGATGCAATGGTGCTGGTTGAGCAAGTTGCAGTGCGTTCGCAAGTGCAGTACAAGCAAGAGTACTTTGCTACCCTGTACACGGCTGACACACTGTATGGCGTTGCCAACCTGCGTGCTGCTGCGTCAACTGGTGCTGCACTGTCGGCATCAGCTTTCGCTTTGATTGTCCCGGCCTAATGTGATTGCCCCTTGTCTAACGACAGGGGGCGTCAAAACTTAAAGGAGAATCAAAATGGCTGCTGCTACCGCTGTAGTTTCGCGTCGAGGA